ATGCTACAGTAACAGAAAAATCAGGAGGAGACTTTGTTACAGCAGGACCTGTAACACAGCAAGCATAATGGCAGGATTAAGTTATAGTGATTTAGTTACAAACATTAGAAACTACACAGAAGTAGATGAAAATGTATTAACTACAGCAGTTTTAGAAAACATTATTTTAAATGCACAATATAGAATAATGAGAGACGTACCTATTGATGCTGATAAAAAACAACAAAGTGGTAATTTAGTTACAGGACAAGAAACAATTAATGCACCAGCAGGATGTTTATATATAAGAGCCATACAGGTTTATGATTCTACTTCTGCTATAACTGGACCAAATGATTTTTTATTAAAAAAAGATATTTCATTTTTGCAGGAGTATGTTCCATCAACAGAATCATCAAAAAGAGGTAAACCTAAATATTATGCTATGTTTGGGGGAGCAACAGGTAATACAGATACTACATCAGGTAGAATGATGTTTGCCCCAGTTCCTGATACAACATATAAATTTAGGGTGCATTATGACGTAATGCCAGCAACTTTAGAATCTAGTAATCAAACTAATTATATTAGCCTTAATTTTCCAAATGGGCTATTATATGCATGTTTAGTAGAAACATATGGATTTTTAAAAGGTCCAATTGATATGTTGACACTATACGAAAATAAGTATAAACAGGAGGTAGAAAAGTTTGCTGCAGAGCAAATTGGTAGAAGAAGAAGAGACGACTACACTGATGGCGCTGTTCGAATACCAATACCTTCAGCTAACCCGTAGGAGAAAAAATTATGGCAATAACATCGGCAGTATGCACAAGTTTCAAAGTAGAAATTTTAAAAGGAGTGCACGACTTTACAGCATCTTCTGGTAATACATTTAACTTGGCTTTATACACAAGCTCAGCTTCATTAGGAGCTGCTACTACAGCTTACACAACATCAAACGAAGTATCTGGAACTGGATACACAGCAAAAGGAAATGCACTTACAAGTGTTACACCGGTTGCTGACAGCACAACTGCTGTTTGCGACTTTGCGGATACAAGTTTTACATCTGCTTCTTTCACAGCAAGAGGTTGTATGATTTTTAATGATTCAGCTTCAGGTGATCCAGCAGTTTGTGTAATTGACTTTGGTGCAGACAAAACTGTAACAAGCGGAACTTTTACAATTCAATTTCCAACAGCAGACGCTTCAAACGCTATTGTGAGAATAGCATAAGGAGGAACTCCTTATGGCTTCTACCTGGGGACAAAATTCTTGGGGCGATAACTCGTGGCAGTCGAATACTGTTACAATAACTCCAACAGGTCAATCATCAACATCTTCAGTAGGTCAAGCAGAGGCCTTCAACTTAAAAGGTTGGGGCGGTACTGGTTGGAGTGTCGGAGAATGGGGAGAAATTGGTGATAACACTGTTGAATTAACTGGTGTATCTGCAACTACTTCAGTAAACGCAGCTGGCGTTTTATCTTATGCATTAAATGGTTGGGGTAGAAATACTTGGAACTCTGAACCTTGGGGTGACAGTAATAATCCAGTTATAACTTTAGATGGTCAAAGTGCAACTTCATCTGTTGGTTCAATCGAAGCCTTTAATGAAAAAGGTTGGGGTGGTAGAACTTGGAACAACGGTGAATGGGGACAAATTGGTGATAACAGAGTAGATCTAACAGGTTTTGGTTTAACTTCTAGTCTTGGAACATTAGAAGCTTACAATGAAATTGGTTGGGGCCACGATGGTTGGGGTGAAGAAGCTTGGGGTAGAGCAAATGATACTTCTGCAGAATTAACAGGAGTTTCAGCAACTTCTTCAGTAGGTTCTATATCTCCTGCAGATGTAATGGGATTAACAGGTCAATCCGCAACATCTTCTGTAGGATCAATCGCTCCTGCAGATGTAATGGGAGTTACAGGTCAATCGGCGACTGCATCACAAGGATCATTATCACCTGAAGATGTGATGGGTGTAACTGGACAATCTGCAACTGCATCACAAGGATCTTTATCACCTGCAGATGTGATGGGTGTAACAGGAGTAAGTGCTGAAGTTTCTTTAGGTTCATCATCAACAAGTTCAAATCCTATTATCATACCAACTGGTTTTGAATTAACTTCATCACAAGGATCATTAGCTCCTGCTGATGTCATGGGTGTAACAGGTGTATCTTCTACATCTAGTTTAGGATCTATTTCAACTAAAGGTGATGTGTCACCTACAATAACAGGTCAATCTGCAACTACTTCTGTAGCTGGATTTGGCACTGCTACAGGCTTTGGAATTCAAGCATATCAAGCTATTGACACAGGTTCTAATACAAGTTATACAGACGTAGCAGCGTAATAGGAGATAAAAAATTACATTCTGTTGACACAGATTTTAATACAAGTTATACTAACGCTACATAGGAGATAAAATTATGGCATCAACATACACACCTTTAGGGGTAGAACTTCAAGCAACTGGTGAAAATGCCGGTACATGGGGTACGAAGACTAATACAAACTTACAAATCATAGAACAAATTTCTGGTGGATACATTACAAAAGATATAGCAGGTGGTGCACAAACTACAGCATTAGCTGTTTCTGATGGATCAACTGGTGCAGAATTATCTCATAGAATGATTGAGTTCACAGGTACAATTACAGGAAATCAAATTGTAACTATTCCAATCGATGTTCAAACTTTTTATTTTTTAAGAAACTCAACATCAGGTGCATATACAGTTCAGTTTAAATATGCTTCTGGTTCAGGAGACTCGTTTACTTTTTCAGCAACAGATAAAGGTGACGCTATTGTATTTGCAACTGCAAATGATGGTACTAATCCAGATATTGATACAATAGCTCTAGGTATTTCAAATATTGTAGAAGACACTTCACCACAATTAGGTGGTAACTTAGATACAAATTCTTTTATGATTGACTTTGATGATGATCATGGAATTAGAGATGAAAACGGTAATGAACAATTACAGTTTCAAACAACAGCTTCAGCAGTTAACCACTTTGATATAACTAACGCCGCTACAGGAAATAATCCCTCTATTACTGCAGTAGGTGATGATAGTAATATTAGCATTAATTTAGTGCCAAAAGGTACTGGTGAAGTCCAAGCAAATGGATCGGGTTTAGCAACAACAGGAAAAGCTATTGCAATGGCTTTAGTTTTCGGATAAAAGGGTTACAAGGAGAATAAATTATGGCAGCACCAAATCTAGTAAACGTCGCAACGATTACTGCGAAATCAAAGCAGCAAGCGTTGGATACAACACTTACAACTGAGATTCTTGCTAACGCAGCATCTTCAAACAAAGTGTTCAAAATTAACAATATCTTAGTAGCAAACATAGATGGTACAAACTCAGCTGACGCTTCAGTATTTATTACTAAGTCAGGTGGTTCACCAATAGCAATTGCATCTACAATTGCAGTACCAGCTGATTCTACTTTGGTTGTTATTGACAAAAATTCTTCTATTTATTTAGAAGAAGGCGACAACATTGAAGCAGGAGCTTCAGCAGCCTCAGATCTAGTAATAACTATAAATTACGAAGAGTTATCGTAATAGGAGTCTTAAAGTATGGCTCATAAAGTTTTTGCAGAATTAGATGCAAACAACAATGTTGTAAATACAATTGTTGTGGATGAGAAAACTATCTCACGTGAGGTAGGAGATCCTTCATCTGAAAGAATTTGTAAAAAACTTTTTAAAGGTCATTCTTATAAAGAAAGTATTACCAATGATTCTAGTGATTCTTTTAGAGTAAGATCAGCTAGTGTAGGTGGAATTTATAATTCAACAGATGATAGATTTGAAGATGCCCAAGTTTATACAGGTTGGTCAAAAAGAAGTTCAGATGGAGAATGGATTCCTCCTTTTGATAAACCTACTACGAAACCAACTGAAATAGTTGATCACAATAATGCGCATCCAGATAGAGCGCCTTTAGAAATTATATGGAATAACGAAGGTACAAATTGGCAAATCGGTTATATGGATTTTGATGCTAATAAATATGTAAAATTTAATTGGGGAGAATCTGATTCAGATTGGGTAAGATCTGAAACATCTATCCCGGAAGGAGTAACTGAATAATGGCTGGAATACAAACTCTCACTAAACTTGATGATTTAGCACCTAATGGTAATGTAAGAGGACCTGTTAATACACCTTTAGTTTCTGCAGGTGGAACTACTAGATACGACTCATCTCAAGATATTTCTATATCAGCTGGACCCATCGATATAGCATTAATCGCTGGTGGTGGAAGTGGAAATGGAACTGAAGCTGGAGGAGGAGCCGGAGGAATGGTTCTACAGCCTGGAAGACCTATCTCTTCAGGGACTTATGCTTTGGTTATTGGAAATGGAGGAAGTAGTTCTAATGGAGGAGATAGCACTTTCGATGGTTTAACAGCAAAAGGTGGTGGAAGATCTTTTACTCACGAACCTTATGATCCAGCTTCTGGAAACCCAGGTGGTTCTGGAGGTGGAGTTGGAAGAGGAAACAGATCAGGATCTGGTGGAACTGGAATTCAACCATCACAACCTGGAGATTCAGGAACTTATGGTTTTGGTAATAACGCTGGAGGCGCTGCTTACCAGGGAGGTTCTGGCGGAGGTGGAGCTGGAGGAGGCTCTGGTTCAGCGGGAAACCAAGGAGGAAGTAATGGAGGTCCTGGAAAAGATATAGGACCTGTATTTGGTTCTTCACCTCAACCTTTTTATGGACCAACTGGATCTACATACGCTGGAGGCGGTGCCGGAAGGGGTGCCTCGGGTGGGCCAGGCGGCGGAGGCGGCCAAGGATCTAATGGTACAACTAATACCGGAGGTGGCGCAGGAAGAGGTGGCTCAGGAGGACCTGGTGTATGCTTTATAAAAACACCTGCTATTAGTAGAACAGGTGGTCTGTGGACTTTAAATGTAGTTCTAGACGCTGTTAGAGACGACAACTGGGTATCATAATACCCGATTTGACATTCTTTTAAGTTTATTATATCTAACATTAAATGTTAGAAAGAAATCAGTTCATAGGTATTCCAAATGCTATTCCCAATAGAATATGTAATTACATTTTAGAAGATGTAAAAAAACAAAATACACACATAGGACTTATTGGATCAAGAACTCCTGATGAAATAGCTGCTTTGCCAAGAGAAGAAAAAGAAAGATATTATAATACTCTTAATAATAAAAGAAATTCAAATATTTCTTTTTTTAATTTACCTTACATTTTAAGATATATTTATCCTTTTATAAAAAATACTAATAAAGATTTTTGGAATATTGATTTTGATTTTGCAGAAACATGTCAATACACAGAATATGGAACAAAACAATTTTATAATTGGCATCAAGATACGGGAGTTATACCAGACAATGGTTTGGAAAGAAAATTGTCATGTAGTTTATTATTAAATAATGGAAATGAATATGATGGAGGGGATATGCAATTTTCTTGGTTAAATCCTGATTCAAATGATAATCAACCAAAAACTATTGTAGATTCTGCTAACGCTTACAATTTAAGAAATAAAGGTACATTAATAATTTTTCCTAGTTACCTAATTCATAGAGTAACTCCAATAACCAGAGGAAAAAGAAAATCATTAGTAATATGGTGGAAAGGAAAATCTTTTAGATAATGTTTGAAATATTTGGAGTTCCAATTTGTAAAGATAAAATTAATTTAGATTTAATTAATATTAAAAGTGAAAGAACAAGTTCTACTTTTATGTCTGAATTACAAACAAGTAGATTAGAAAAAGTAAATGTACATGAAAGTACAAAGAATTATTTACTTAATATATTTTATAAAAATATAGATAGTATTGGAGTTAAAAAATACAAATTAGAAATAGCAAACATGTGGGAAAATTTTTATAAACCAGGTGACTTTCAAGAAAAACACATTCATCCAGATTCTCAATTTTCTTTTATAATATATAATAATGTAGAAACATCTAATACTGTTTTTGTAAGACCTAGTTCTTATATAGCTGAATGTACAAAATGGACTGATTGGTTTAGTAATGAATTACAAGTTAATTGTGTTAAAGGAGATATAGTAATTTTTCCAAGTTTTCTTGAACATATGGTGACAAAAGTTGAAAAACATGGTAGTACCATAGCAGGAAATATTAGAATGTTTAGAAATGAATAATCATAAAGTAATTAAAAAAGCAATAAGTAAAGAGCTTGCACAATTTTTAGCACAGTATTTTTTATTAAAAAAAGATTCTGTAACTATGATGTTAAATGATAATTACATACCTAAATTAGATTCTGATTTAGGTAACTATTTTGATGATCAAGTTCCAAATACATATTCAGTATATGCAGATCACGCAGCAGAAACACTTTTAATTAGACTACATCCTTTAATGGAAAAAGTTTTAGATAGAAAATTAGTTTTAAATTATTCTTATATGAGAGTCTATAAAAAAGGCGACATATTACATAAACACAAAGACAGATTTAGTTGTCAATTTTCTACAACTTTATTTATTGGTGGAGATCAATGGCCTATATTTTTAAAACCCGATGATGAATCTGAACCTATTGAAGTAAATTTAGAACAAGGTGATATGCTTATATATGAAGGCTGCGATATGGAACATTGGAGAAATTCTTTTTTAGGAAATGAATGTATTCAAGTTTTTTTACATTACACTGATGAAAAAAATATAGAGGCAAAGAAAAATATTTATGATGGACGACCTTTTTTAGGTCTACCAGCGTGGTATAAATCAAAAAAATAATTCAGCAGATTTAGCTAAATCTTTAACATCTTGTGGTAAGTCTCTAATTATGGATGTTAAATCTTCTTTCTCTATTACACTTTTTAAAAAATGAGTATTAATAGATCCAACTTTTTCATCATGATATTCAATGTTGTTTATTTGGAATTGTTTAATATTTTGAATATCAACATTAAAGTTTGGTATATTTAAAAATGTACATACTTTATTTATTTCAGTATTAGGTTGTTTAACTAAATCATTATATTTAACAACTACGTGTTTTTGATTTGTGTCTATTAATGACTTTATACTAAATAAATTTTTTGAAATAATTCCATGAGGTCCCATTAGATTTTCTATTCTTTCATGTAAGTTTTTTGGTTTTTCAAGTTTAACAAAACTTGCAATAACTTCTATGACTGGTCTTATTAAAACTACAAACTTTAGTTCTTTAAAAATATAGTTTAATAAAATTGTATTTAAAGGATGTCCCCATGGTCCCCTATCTAAAATAAATTCATAATCCCAATCACTATAATAACCATTGTATGCATTTATCATTGCTCGATCAATAGATTCTTCATCTGGAAAATTTTTAAAAATTTCACTTTGTTTAAGAAGATAAATTTGATGAATTAAATCAGGAGTAATAGAATTTGCAGTAACAGCAATTTTTTTATTTTGCATCATTAAAGATGAAAATAAAGTATTACCTGCTCTAGGTAAGCCACATAAAAAAGAATGTTTTTTTATACCGTATCTTGATTTAACTTGTCTCATAGATAAAGTATGGAGTATTGTATTTCATTTAATTTCTGTTAAAAGTTTATATATTAAAACTATGTTATTTCCAATAGTTATTTGTGATAATTTTTTTGATGACCCTGATTCTATTATGGAGTATGGTAAGTCTCTACCATACAAAGATTTAAGAATTTTACCTGGTTCAAGAACAGAAGCATTACATTTAATAAACAAAGATTTTTTTGATTGGATAACTACAAAATCTCTTAAACTAATATATCCAACTCAAGATGTTTCATTTGTAGCCGATGCTAGGTTTCAAAAAATTCCTGTTAATTTAGAACACGATGGTTGGATTCATACAGATAGACCTAGTGAATTAACAGCCGTAGTATATTTATCTAAACATACAGATACAGGTATAAGTTTTTACAAAGCTAAAAATAAGTTAACATTCAAAGATAAACAAAATTTAAAATATGATTATTTTGAAAACCCTAATAGAAGTGAAGAAGAATTAGAAAAAATAAAACAAGCAAAAAAATTTAACAATGATTTTTTTCAAGAAACAATTCATGTTAAAGGTGAGTATAACAGATGTGTAATATTTGATTCATCTGTTTTTCATGGTGCCCACGCTTTTTTAGGTAACGAGGGTGAAGATGATAGATTTATATTTGTAAATATAATTTACTCTGTTTCAGATGTTAATGGTAAACAAATTACGTATCCTGTGTCTGAAAGTAGGAGAGTGTGATTAAAGAATTAACAACAAATATTTCAGAAAAACCTTTTGTTGAATGTATTAAAATCTTAAGAGATTCTCATATATGGAAATTTGCCTCTGATTATTTAGAATGGAATATTGATAAACCTAATATGGGTATGCATTCTGATAAAGTTACCCCTGAATTACTTCCATATGTAAATTTGTTTGGTGATTTAATTTTTCAACAACATAAATTTAAAAGTATAAAAAGAGTCATTTGGAATTATTATGATAGAGATTCTTCATGTGATTTTCACAAAGATTTTCCAGAAGAAAATAATCTAACAACTGCAATTATTAATTTGAATAATAGTGATGGAGGCACAGAAATTAAATTAAGTAATGATAATTTAATATTTTTACCTTCTATAATAAATAAAATTTATTTGTTTGATTCTAAATTAGATCATAGAGGAATGGGTCCAAAGAAATATTATAATAGGTTTTCATTGGCTTTTGTTTTAAATAACTAAGAAAAGTGTATTGCAACTTGGTGGTTTAATATGGTATAAGATCCTGTCAAAATAGGATTAATATGCTACAAAAGATAGGATTTCAACCAGGATTCAACAAACAAATTACAGAAACTACAGCCGAGGGACAATGGGTTGATGGTGACAATGTTAGATTTAGATATGGCACACCTGAAAAGATAGGTGGTTGGAGACAATTAGGTGATAATAAATTAACTGGAGCAGCCAGAGCTTTGTTTCATTTAGTTAACAAAGATGGTATTAAATACTCAATCATAGGAACTAACAGAATTTTATATGCTTATACAGGTGGTGTATTTTATGACATACACCCTATAAGAGCAACCACCACTCTCACTAATGCTTTTACAACTACTAATGGATCGGCTGAAGTTACAATTACTTTTTCTAGTGCTCATGGATTAAGTGCAAATGACATTGTGCTTTTAGATAACTTTACTACGATAACTGGATCTAATTTTGGTGCATCTGATTTTAATGATAAAAAATTTATGGTTACTTCTGCTACGGCACTTACAATTACAATCACAATGCCTTCAAATGAAACCGGGTCAGGAGCTACGACTTCTGGAGGAATAAGAACGCAAGCATATTATTCTGTTGGACCTGCAGAACAATTACCAGGTTTCGGTTGGGGACTAGGTTCTTGGAGTGGTGAAGCATCGGGAGCAGTTACGACAACTTTAAATGGTGCATTGTTAGATGATACTGCAGGAACAGGAGGATCAGGCACTTCGATTACGTTAACAAGTACAACCAACTTTCCATCTTCAGGTACAAACTTTATTCAAGTTGGTAATGAAGAAATATCTTACACAGGTATTTCTGGAAATGATTTAACAGGAATTACAAGAGCAGTTAGAAACTCTACAAGATCTGCACACTCTGATGGAGCTACAGTTACTAACTCATCTGATTATGTTGCATGGGGTGAAGCCGCATCGGGTGACTTAGTTCTTGATCCAGGTCTTTGGAGTATTGATGCTTTTGGTAAAAATGTAATAGCACTAATACACAACGCACAAGTTTTTGAATGGAACGCTGATGCATCAAATGCAACAGCAACAAGAGCTACAATCATATCAGGTGCACCTACAGCATCACGTGACATGATTGTATCAACACCCGATAGACACTTAGTATTCTTTGGAACTGAAACAACTATTGGAGATCCAACAACACAAGATG